CCAAAAGGAGCAATGGCTTGTGAATGTCTATGTGATCAACGATCCCGCAAAGCCAGAGAACAATGGCACGGTGAAGATTCTTCGCATGGGACCACAACTCAAGAAGATCATTGATGATGCAACCGAAGGGGAGCGTTCCGATGAACTTGGTTGGGACATCTTCGACCCTACCAAGGGACATGATTTCAAGATCGTGGCAGAGAAGAAAGGGGACTACACAACCTTTGAATCTTCCTTTATCACAACCAAATCTAAGACTGTTCTGGATGAGGAAGAGATTGAAAAGATTTGTTCGGAAATCCATGATCTGGAAGCTGTGTATTCCGTGAAGACCTATGATGAGCTTCAGGAAGTCCTTAACGAACACTTCTTCGTTGGCGAAGAAAAGGAAGAGCGCAAGACTCTGAAACAAGCCAAGAAAGAAGCGGTTGAAGACGAGGACAAGGATGAAATTCCCATGAAACATGAGGAAAAGAAACCAGCGGCAAAACCAAAGAAAGTTGAGAAGCAGGAGGACGACGATATTGACGAACTTCTTGCAGGACTAGACGATTAACCCGATTCCCTCCCCATCAAGTCGGTGGGGAGGGTTTCCTTTTTAAATATATGAATCCGAACATACCAGAAGAATATAAAACGATGGCTGCTCTACTTGGGGAGAGTGCTGCCATTGATTCGTTGATGATCAATAATCCTGCACAGTTGGCTACCAATACCAACACTCTCAAGAGAGGTATCGCAGAATATCAAGAGCAACAGAAGCGAGAGCGCATTCAACCACCCCAACAATCCGTTCCAACACATCATTATGGTGATGTTGCGGCAACCAATATTCCACTGCCATATTATCCCCCTCAACCCATTCCACAAGTTCCCCAATATGCTCCCATGCCCCAAAAAGTGGATGACGGGCAATTGGAACTGAATTTGGAACCATCCAAGGCAGATATCATCATCAATTTACTGAAAGAGATTTCTTTAAAGTTGACAAAGCAAAATAGTCTGATAGAAAAGCAATATGCAATTAAGCCTGAAAAAGAAAGAGTTCCAGTTCTTGCTACAAAGCCTCGGCACAATCCATGACACCTGTGTTCTGGAACTGAGGGAAGATGGTATTCATGGGATTGCCTCCAGCGAGGATAATTCCATGTATGCCCATGCTTACCTTGCAGGTGATTATGAGGATCAGAATCTCAATCTACCATCCTTGAAGAAGCTTTCCAAAGCTTTGGATATGATTTCTTCCGATGATATCAAGCTCAAGCTGAATAACAATCATCTGGAATACAAGGACAAGTCCCTGAAGTTCAAGTATCATCTCCACGAAGATGGAGTGATCACCAAACCGAAGCTGTCTCTGGAAAAGATTCGTAATTTTGAATACAATCTCCAATTTGATTTGGATTTTGAATTCCTTTCCAATGTTCTTCAGAAATCATCCATCACAAACACCAATAAGCTTTACCTCTTCACTGAGAATGATTCTCTGGTGTGGAAGCTGGGCGATGAGACGGTTCCCAACAGTGACACTCTGAGCATCGTGGGGGATGAAGTGGATTTTGAATTGGAATCATTCATTCTGAAGATTGATAATCTCAAATTGCTTTCCAAGGTATCCAAGAACGGAAATGTGTTCAAGATCAATTCCAAGCTGGGAGTTGGTTGCATCATCACGAAGAGTGGGGATTTTGAGATGGAATACATCTTATCATCGCTTAAAAACTAGAATATAATAAAATTATGGGAATGTTTAACAACCTCACAATAGACGAGAGCATCACTCTACCCGATCTTCCTTCAGAGATTGATCGGAAGACTTTGGTGTTCCAAACCAAGGATTTGGATGAAAATCTGATGCTGAATTTCAGGGTAAATTCTGAAAAGAAGTTGGAAATCCTCAGACAAACAGGACATCATTTTGAAAATCCCAACATTCCGTTCTTTGGTATGGAATTCGTAGTTGAAAAAGAATGGTGGGAGCCATATGACTTCACCGGAACGGTTGGTATTTACGAATCTTATCGTCATCCTGAAGATAAGGGTATGCAGTATGGCACTCCTGATGCTCATAGATTTATCTGTGGATGGATTGAATGGGATGTTAAATTCATTGATGGTGAATTGAGTGATATTACTTTGGTAAAGCACGACATTCCTTACAAGAGAACGGATGATGAATTGAAAGCGTATTTGGAAGAAGTCGAACAAAACCGCAAGGAAATCAATGACAGGCTTAGGAAGAATCGTTTGGAAAACCCAAACGCCAAAGAAATGCTGATTGATGGGATTGATGAGATCACCCGAAGGAATTATGTGATTCCTCAAATTGAGGATTATTACACGGATTTAAAAGAAATACAAAATAAAATAAATGAATACAGAACAAAATACGACAGATGGTATGGAACAGCACCGGAGCAAGATTGAAGGAACGCGAGCGGTTATCGAACAGCTTCAACAGCAGCAGAATGATCTATATGACAAGTTGATTGATGAAATTGAGCCATCAGAAGAACAAGAACCTTGGCTATGGGATCATTGTTTCAATAGTTATCCTTGTGACTCTTCCGAATATGGTAAAATGGTAGAAAGGGGTATCTATGGCGATCAATGATGTGACGGGAAAAGTTATAAAGTCTGGTATCCAGAACAAAGCTTATGATGAAGGGTGGGAGCGTATCTTCGCCAAGAAGACCGCCCACGAATGGCTCAAGGAAACGCCAGAGGTTATTCGTATTGTGAATCCCAATGGCTGGGCATGGGACGATGGAGTGACGATGGATACTCCCATTAAATGGTCGGATTTTAATAATCGTTTGAATCATTCAACAGTAATTGCCGATATATCAGTTAAATAATTGAATGAAATCGTTTTATCAATTTTTTTGGGAAAAATTCACCGATATTGGCAAATTATCTCCCGAACAATTAAGAAAGGGTCAAAGACTTGATCCAAACAATCCTGATAATTTTCAACAGGTGAGCGGTAGGGTATTTTTCCAAGCCCTGACAAATATCACGAAGAATGATGAATTTCGCAAAACGGTAAATCCCAAATTTTTTAAGAACATCAAGAATAATCTCAGTGTTTATCCCGTTCAAGATTACCAGCGCATGAAGTGTTTCTTGGGTAAGAACAATTCCAGTGGATTTTGTATCAAGGATGAAGATGAATTGGTTTCGGTGTTCTCCTCGCAGGAATCTTCGGGTAATGCTCTGGTGCAGGAGGCTATCAAACAGGGAGCCACAAGATTGGACTGTTTTGCAACCCAAGACGATAAAGGCAACATCAAGGATGAAGGTTTGTTCAGGCTTTACAGTAGAAATGGTTTCGTGATTGATCGAACGCTGAATATGGAGGGAGAATATCCGGTGAAAAACGGTATTTCATATTTTGTGGATGATAACGGAAACGTTGATCCCACAAATCCTACGGTGGTGATTTTTATGGTTAAAAACTAGAGCATAATGCTATCATGATTATATTTTATCCAGAAGAATACAAAGAAAATGCTTCCAAATACGAGAATGTTCGTTTTTATCCAATAAAAGACAAATTCATGTCTATTGACGTTGATGACAATGGGATGTATGATACATTCGTGTTAAAAGTTGAGCATTCTGACGGGGAAGATGTGTTGAATTATGGTGGTTATAAGGAATTGAATAGGAACATTCATTACTATACAACTTCAGTTGATTGTAGGTATGAATCTAAAAATTTGGATATATTGATTGAAAAATTTAAAAAATGGGAGGAAATTTGGAACAATGAAGGATGATTTGAACATACGAGAGCTTTACCAAAAGATAATTGAGGAGCGAGCTACAGCAAGAGGTGTAATTTTAATGGAAAACGTTAAGATTCCTTCCAAAAATTCTAGTCCTGATCAGATTAATTTTGATGGGGACTCCTATTCATATGAATCGGGAGAAGCTTTTTCTTTCATAGGAAAGACACTCTTTCATACTTCCAATACACACCCATTTATTTTCAATGCTTTAGCTAAAGTCAAAGCAGACCCTAAACAATTTAAGAGTATTTTAAAAGATTACTCTGTTAAGGTTTGTGGTAAAGCGACTTCTGATGATCTTGACTATTATTATGATAATCAAAAGGATCAGAGCATGGGCAATACTCGACGCAACACATTTTCTGGAAGAATCTGGAAAAATATTAAATCCAAATCTGCTGGTAAGAATGTCTCTCTGATTGCTTTTTGGTGTGATACTAAAAATATTGATAATAATATATTGAAAAGTATTAAGAATTGTTTTGCGGGTGATGATATTTTTTGGGTTGCCATAGATTCCAAACAATTTTCTCATTACGGTGATACTTTTAGGGACACGCCATCGGGGGAGATCAAAGAATTAAAAAGCAAAATATATCCCGAATTATCACATGAAGATATCGTTGATATTCTGATGAGGGCGCATTCCAATTTCAAAATATCCCCCTTTGAAAAGAAGGTAGTATGGGAATTTCGAGGAATTAATCCAGAGGAATTGAAAGTTATTGATGGTGGATACCCATCGGTGGCTGAATTTAGAGATAAACAAAAATTTAGTGAGGGTGTTGAATAATGTCTTATTTATTATTTCTTGATGATGTGCGACAACCCAAAGATGCATTTCTATATAATGATGGGGGTGTGATGCTGTTGGATAAGACCAAAACATCCAATGGAAATTGGGAAATTGTTAGAAATTATAACGATTTCGTGAAGATTATTGAGGAACGAGGGTTTCCATCCATTTGTTCATTTGACAATGATTTGTGCTTGGAACACATGAAATATTATATCAATTTTCTCAAGAATCCCGGTTATTATGAATGGGAGAATTTCCAAACAAAGTCTGGTATTCACTGTGCCAAGTATCTGAAGGATAAATTGTCTCCAAATGATAACATCAAGGTCTATGTTCACTCTGCAAATGAGGAAGGAAGACGGATTATTCGTGACATTATGAAAGAATATCTTGCTTGAGTTATCCAAAATATTCGTTAAGTATTAACATGAAGAACAACGTTAGCACACAGGGGTATTTCATCAAGAGACTCAGGGATTCGGGATTTACAACCATTAAGCTGTTTGATAAGTATGCCCAACACGATCCCCGCAAATGGTCGATCATGGTTGATCCTAGCAATACTTCGGTTATTATTACCTGTTATCAGAACAAGGAAGCTCTGGGGGATGTGATGTTTGAGTTTAATGACGGGGGTAATCGTTTTATCAAGAATTTCAACCTTAAAACTCAGAGTATGGAAATTGTTGTCACTACTCTGATTGAAAAAGGAGTGAGGCAGATGAATGTTAATTCTGTTTATGTCAAGGATAAGTATGAATATGGCCAAGAATGATGAAGAACCGGAGGAAATCTTCGTGGATGAGCAGGTATTGGAAGTTCTTCGGGAATCCCTGAAAAAGAAGCTTAGGAACGAGCGTAAGAAAGGTTCTCATCCACTGACAAACGATGCTCTAAAGGCTATTTTGAAGGAATTTTTAGTATGTGGTAAGCTCCTCGGATATGATCTGGATGGAAATGTTGTGGAAATCGCATTTCACGCCAATAAGATGGAGGATAATGCCATGCAAAACCTATTCATCCAGAAATTTGGAGAGTTCATGGCTGGTAGGATGAATCTTGCAGACGATTTTTGAATAATGTTTTTTAAAAAACCAAAAATTAAGAAAGGTGATGTTTATGCCGTTCAAACGGGGGATTTCGTTGGACAATTATTCAATTTTATTAAAAAAGATGGGGATGATTATGTGTTTCTCTCTGTTCCAGATATAAAAATCCAAAGAGTCCCGGAAGACAAATTTGACTTTGCCAAAGAACATGAGATTATTGAATTCGTTGAACATCTCCCAAAAAATATCCGCCGCGTTGTCCAAGCCCAATACGAAGTCCTTGCAAAAGAGGATCATTGAGTTTCCCACTGATTATGTGGTGTCCAAATTTTACGAATATGGATATAAAGTTTCTTTTAACAGCCATAATGGTAATTATAATTGCTGTTGTCCCATATGCCGGGAAGGTAAAAGTTGGGGATCAAAGAAACGATGCTTCTACATTCCCGAAAATGACAACATATTTTGCCACAATTGCGGCTGGTCATCCAAGCCTTACAAATGGATCAAGGAAGTGTCGGGATTGTCCTTCAATCAGATGGTGGATGAGATTGAGAAAGGTAATTATGGGATGATTAATGTCATGGATATGGAAGAAAAACAGGAAAAACCCAAATCAGC